TTATGTTGTTTTGACTGGCTTAACTATTGACGGAGTTGACTATATTAAATTAGATGACATTTTATCTAGAAGTAAAAAGTGTTTAAAGGAGCTTAAAACATTATGAACAATGACTGTAAAAAAATAATTAGCTTTTTAATATTAAATACTATGCTATTTGCTTTTTTAACGGTGATTATTTTAAAACCAAATAATCAACCAACTAATTCAGCAGTGTTAGCAGCCGAAGTCGTTGAGGAGCCTAAAACCGACTTAATTTTAGAGATTAATAGCTATCGCCAAGAAAATGGATTAGAACCTCTTTTATATAATCAGGCTTTGTTTGAGTCGGCATTAGAGTCAGCTCAGATGATAAAAGATGGTCGCCGTGAATGGAACCATGATGGCTATAAACAAATTATAATTAATCATTATGGTGCTTTTAGATTTATTGGTGAAAATTTAGCCAGAAACTTTGATACAGAAATGGGAGTTTTTACCGGTTGGAAAAATTCGCCTCTTCACAATGATAATTTATTAAGTGCAAAGGCTTGCGAGTACGGATTGGCTAATGTTGATGATATTTATGTTTTTCACATTGGTTGCAAAAAATCTACCACTGCCGTTACCGGTAAAGCTAGCTATTACAGCCGTGAGGGTTGTTTAGGGTGTAGCCCAACCATGACCATGGCTAACGGGGAGCCACTCGATGATTCACGCTTAACGGTTGCCTATAATGATGCGCCGCTCAATTCTTATTTAACGATTACTAATATTAAAACTGGGCAATCAGTAGTTGCAAAAGTAACTGACACCGGCGGATTTAAACGCCATGGAAAGATTATCGATTTAACGATTGCCACTAGAGATGCCATTGGATGTGGCCATGTATGCGATGTTGAAGTTGATTTAAAAAATAACTAGAGGGAAATTACCAGTTGACAATTATATTACAATTGGTTTACAATACAGACATGATCAAAATTAATAGACAAAGAGAAAAATATTTAAAAGCACTCAGAGACGAAGTGATGCCATTTTGGTCAAAAGTTGTTGATCAATATAATTCAGGCATCCCGGCCCGTGAGATAGCAAAAATGCACATCAACTCAAAAACAAATAAAAATTATTCAAGACAACATATTCATTCTATTATTAAAAAAATGAGCAAATTAAAATAATTCGGTTGCTCAACCGAAAGAAAAAAGGGGAAAATCATGCAGATTCGCAAAGCCCAAAAATCAAAATCCAAATTGCGCATTGGATTATCCGGCACAAGTGGCTCGGGTAAAACTTATTCAGCGCTATTACTAGCCAGTGGGATGACCTCATGGGATAAAATTTGCGTCATAGACACAGAACGCCAAAGCGCTGATTTATATAGCGATTTAGGCCCATACAATGTCATTACGCTAGAGTCACCATTTGCCCCAAAAGACTATATTGAGGCCATCAAAACGGCTGAGGATGGTGCAATGGAGGTTATTATTGTTGACTCAATTACCCACGAATGGACTGAGGCCAAAAACATGGTTGATAAATTAGGCGGTAGATTTCAAGATTGGGCAAAAGTTACCCCAATTCATAACCGCTTTATTGATGCAATTGTCGGGTCAAAGTGTCACATCATTACCACCGTTCGATCAAAAACTGATTATGCTATGAGTAGTGAGGGTGGTAAAACTAAAGTGCAAAAACTTGGTTTAAAGTCAGAGACCAGAGATGGGTTTGAGTATGAGATGACGGTTAGTTTTGACCTAAACATTAATCACCTAGTCGAAACCTCAAAGGATAGAACCGGCATGTTTATGGATGCTGACCCATTTGTGATCACTAAAGAAACTGGCAAGCAATTATTAAAGTGGTCAAATACTGGCATTGATCCGGTCATAATTGTGCAGCAAATGGTTGAGCTTTTGCCAATCAAAGATACAAAAATGACTTATGAGGGATTAAAAAAGTTTTATAAAACAGATGATTTGACTACGGTTTCACCAAATTCACTTTTAAAGGCACTCGATAGAGTTAAAGCATTGCCTGATAAAAAAGTTGAGGTCAAAAAACCTACTCCAAAGGTTGAAAAAACACCGGAAAGCGAGCTTTTAACTGATGAGGTTGATGTCGATGAGATTGATGAGGGTATTAAAAAAACCCAAGAGCAAAGCACCGATGATAAATTTAAAGCAGCTCAAAAAAGAGCCAAGGAACTTGCAAATCAAAAAGTTGAAAATGATGATTTGACAGTCGAAGAGGCAGAAGAGGCTTTATTGAATTAGAAGTAATTATTACAAGCTCTTTTAAAGGCAGTTTAAGGGCAAACTAATAACTAATGGGGCGGGCCACCGCTGACAACCCGCCCCAACGAATCTAAAAATATGAAAAAAATTTATACCATAGTTAAACAACTTTTAGAGACAGATTCACAAACTAGAAATAGTGACAAATATTTGCAATGGCAAGTCTTAAAAAAGCAAGGTTTAGTTAGAACGATTGAGTGGTTCGATGGCACTAAAGAGGTCATAAGCAAAGACCAATTTATATCAAAAAACACTATTAGTCTCGAAACAGTGAGACGCACTAGACAAAAAATTCAAGAGACTTGCAAGGAATTAGAGGCTACTAGCTCAGTTGTACGAGTTAAAAGAAAACAAAAAAGCAAAACCGGCGGAAACTTTATTTATAGTGAGGGATGGAATTAATATGAGCAAAATTAAAATTTTATTAATATCAGCTTTTTTAGCATTGTTTACGGTTGCAACTTGTTTAGCATTTGCATATTTAGTTAATGGTTATGCTGATGCAGTAAAAGAGGCGCTTGATCCAATTTGCACAAGCTGCGGAAAGTCTGAATGAGAAAAATATTTTATTTTGATATTGAATCAACAGGAACTGACAAAATTAAAAATGACATTATTCAGCTATCTGGCATTATTGAAATTGATGGCAAAGTTAAAGAGACTTTTAATTTTAGATGCCAGCCGTTTGATTATGATAATGTGCAGCAAGAGGCCCTCGATGTTACTGGTCTAAAGCTTGAAGATATTAAAAAATACCCATCGCCACGAGATGTTTATAATGATTTAGTCGAGTTGATGGCCAAATATGTTAATAAATTTGATCGAAATGATAAATTTTACCCGGCCGGATATAATGTCGGCTTTGATGTTGGGTTTTTAAACGAGTTTTTCAAAAAAAATGGTGACAATTATTATGGCTCATGGTTTAACTGGCGCCTAATTGATGGCTTAGCTTTAATTCACTTTTTAGATTATTGCGGAAAATTTGATTTAGAAAATCATAAATTAAGCACTGTTTGCGATCATTTTAATATTAAGATCAACGCCCATGATGCTCTTAGCGATATTGAAGCCACTAAAAAAGTAATAAATAAAATTGAGGAATTTTTGAAATGAAAATATTTTTTACATTATCAATGAGAGTTATTAGCAAAAAAAATAGTAAACGCTTGATTATGAGGGGTGGCCGTAAGTTTTTTGTGCCAAGTGAAGCCTATGAGCGTTTTAAACTTGATGCCGGAACTGAAATTTATAAAGCTTTTAATGGTAAACGACCCATGATTAATAAACCAATGATGGTCGATTGCACTTTTTACATCAAGGGAAAATATAAAGTTGATGCCGACAATCTTTACACCAGCATTTTAGATATTTTACAAGATCATGGAATTATTGCCGATGATGACCTGGTGATCGAGGGACATTTTAAAAAATACACCGGCCATAATTCATGGCATACAGAGATTGAAATTAATTATTAATTAATTGAAAGGAAACCAGAAATGGGATACCGACACATTACAAACAAAGAGTTTGTCTATATAAAAGACTTACTCAGAAAATATAAAAAATTTTCTAAAGTAGTTGAGATTTCAGGCAGATCAAGACTAACAATTGATAGAATTGACCTTGCTGATAGTTTTAAAGATTACAAGGATAGGGCGCCAGTTGCAACCCCAAAAAAAGAGGTTGAAAAGCCTCACTGCCATCACGATAAACAATTAAGCTTTGAGCATGTTGTAATTGGTGGCGAAGCGGTTGAGAGAGAATTAAAAAATATTCGCCAAGGTGTATTTGCAATTTATGGGTTGCAAAAAGAGATTAGAAAAATTAGGATTGATGAAATTTCAAAACTAATAAATCAGCCGGCAGAAAAAAAATATATTAACTTTTTTGATTTGATGGCAATTATGTTGTCAACGGCGGTAATGGTTTGGTTAATAACAATCATTTTAATTGGTTGATTTACTCCTGGCCTAACGGGCCAGGTATTAAGTTAATAATTAATAAAAGGAAAATATATGCCAGCAATAACATTGCAAGATTTAGTTAATAATGTATCAAAGGAAATCCCGGCTGAATATTTACAGCGCTCAGAATTTTTAATTGACTTGCAGCAAGTGATTGAGCAAGATGCTAATAGGCCACCAATGGTTTACAATGTCGGATTTGAACATCTCAAGTTTGTCATTATAAAGTACATCAAAGTGCCTGCCCTAGATTGGCAAAAAAGAATTTTCAATTTAGTAGCAGCTCTGAACCAATAGGAAAGGAGGTTAAAAATGGGACCAGAAATTTACACTTATATCGACTCTAAATTTGTCGAGTGGTTTTTACATGCAAAAGATGTGAAGCTTAGAAACGGCTTTAATTTGCGAATTTATTATTTTTGCAAAGATAAAAGGATAAATGTTGTCGAAAATATGCCTGACGGCTTTTATGTTGTTGAGTCACGCACCGGATTACCACTGTTAAAAAAGAATCGTTAGCTTAAAAGTTTTGCTGGGGGGGCAATATTGGTTTTGCATGGACCATCCCGTTGCCCTCCCAACTGAACAAATTTTGTCAGATTGTGGTAAGATTGTATTAATAAATTATTTTTTAGTTTATAGAAAGTTTACCCATGGTAAGAATTAACGCCCGAGCTAGTAAAGAAAAACAGGATTTAATTAGGATAGCAAAAAGTGACGGCACTTATATTTATTTATATTTAGACAATAGTGGCGGCGGTCACCCTCAAAAAGTAAAAGTGTTGTGCAGTGTTATTAGAGTTGAAGAGATTAAAGAAAAATAAATTATGCCAAACAAAGATCAAGAAATTACCAAAGCCGAACCGGGTGCAATTGTTAAACAAACCGGAAATCAAGGCCGACCAGCTTATGCAGATGAGCAATATTCGACTTGGCTAGAATCAATGAGACCGTGGCTAGAATTAGGGCAATCTTTACATTATGCTTGCAACATGGCCGGAATTGGTAGCAACTATTGGGTCATTTTGGAGAAATATAAGGGGACTCGATGGTTTTCTCAAAAAGTTGATGCCATGAGAGCAATGCCAGGCGAGATGGTTAATAATACCGTGGTATTAGAGGTTAAGCGTATCAGTCAAAATGTTAAACAGGGATTAGCAATTAGTCGAGACGAAATGCAAGTTATTAAGCTTGCTGCTGAGAAGCTTAGAAGCGCTCAACCATTTTTTGTTACTCGAGTTGAGGCTGCCCCATCCGATGACAAAAACATTGGAAAAATATTAGATATTATTGACGAAGAGGTTGACGCTTATGAGGAACTTGCCAAACAGGCTAAAAAACAAATATTGGCGAATGACGCATCTTTACAAGATAAAGAACAAACAGGGCAAACTAGTGATATTCAAGCCGAATCTGCCCCAACTGATTCACTTAGCCCAGCGTAAAAATCACCGATACAATTTTATTTTAAAAGCCAGACAATTTGGTTTTACTACTCTTTATTGCATTGATTTATTAGATGAGGCGCTTTGGAACTCAGGCATGACCGTGGCCATTGTTGCCCATGAACGGGATGCAGTAAACAAAATTTTTCAGATTGTAAAAAGAGCTTATGAGAATCTTAATGATGATTTAAAGCCGGTTACCAAATACGATACCAAACAAGAATATGTTTTTACTCAGAGATTTGATGGCGAACCACTTGATAGCACGATTTATGTTGCGTTAAAGGTAAGATCGGGGACCGTGCAACGCTTGCATATCTCTGAAAGTGCCTATATTAAAGACCGCCAGGAGCTTAAAGCCGGCTCTAAACAAGCAGTGCCATTAACAGGTTCAATCTCAGAAGAGACCACCGGCAATGGCTTTAATGAGTTTTACGATGATTATATTGCAGCTAAAGACAATCAAAACATTACCCCATACGACTATCAATCATTTTTTTACCCATGGGTGATTAATCCTGAGTACACTTTACCCGGGACCATTGAAAATATTACCCCAGAAGAGAAGAAAATCATTGATATAGCAAAAGAAAATTATAATGTTGTTGTTACTGATGGAATGATATTGTGGCGCCGTTGGAAAATGAAAGAGTTGTTATTGACTCAACGAGCATCCGGCCTGAGTGGGTCCCAACTATTTAAGCAAGAATACCCATTGACTATTTCTGAGGCGTTTCAATCTGGTGCTGGTAATATATTTGACACCGAGTTAATTGATTCAATTGAACCACCAGAACCAATCAGCGAAGAGCAAGGCCGACAATGGTTAGCACAAAAATACCCAAACAATCCGGTTATTATTGAGAGTTTTGTTAGTTTACATCGAAAAAATGTTAAATTTTGGCACCTACCGGAACCAAATAAACACTATGTCACCGGTTGCGATCCCTCTGGTGGTGATAGCGCTGATTATAGTCCAATTGATGTTTGGGATGATGAGGTTAAAATGAGCGACCCAATTAGGCAGTGCGCTCAATATTATGGCAAATTAAGAGCTGATGAGTTGGCCGAGTTAAATAAAGACATTGCAGAGTTTTATAATCATGCTTATGCCGGGGTTGAGAATAATATGCGATCGGCTATTTTATTTTTAAGCAAGATTTATGACAATATTTATTATGAAATTAAACAAGATAAAAAATCATTGAAGCGGACCAAGGAGCTTGGTATTAATACCAACACCAAGACCAGAGATATTATGATCGACACCTATTTAAAATTATTCGATGAGAGTAATTTAGAAATTAATAGTACAATAACATTATCAGAGATGCGTACTTTTGTTAAAAAAGACAATGGAAAACGAGAGCATGCTGACGGGAAGCACGATGACTCTTTATTCGCTGCTTTTATAGCAATGATGCTGAGAGTTTTAAAACGCCCAAGGGCGAGGGTTTTTGGCTCAAACCCCCTAAACTAATAATTAAAATGAAGCAGTAAAAATGATATACTTTTAAAATATGCCTAAAGATTACAGCGATACCACCCCAAAAATCCAAATGCCCAAGATGGAACTTGGCTCAAACCCATCTCTAACAGCGCCATTGGGTGTATTTCCGGACAATTTACAAAAATCACGGGTGATGACCTACAATTATTACCGTCAGTTATTTTTAGGCGATCACTTTGAGGCTTTTAATTACCGGATTGACAATGAGGCATATAACAAAGCATATTCAAAATTGCGTTATGTGATGGTCAACTTTGCTGGCATGGTGTCGAAGATTTGCGCTGACATGTTATTTGGTGAACCAATTAAAATCAGTGCTAAAGATGGTGACGAATCTTATGCCCGTGCTATTTGGGATGATAACGATATGGACATCCAAGCTTATGAGAGCGAATTGTCAAACTCATATAATGGCGATGCTTTGTTTAAAATTAGAATTGGTAAGCGCCACCCAAATGATGCCAAACCAACGGTAATCATTGAAGATATAACCCCAACGATCTATTTTCCGGACCTAAACCCATTTAACATCAGAGAACAACCAAAAACTGAGAATTTAATGTGGGTTTATAAACATGGTCAAAAAGACTATTTGCGCAAAGAGATTCATTCCCAGGGTAAAATTGAGAATAAAGCTTTTTTAATGGAGGGTGAAAAAATAAAAGCAGAGGTTGATTTAGCAACTGCCGGATTGACTGGTGTTAAAGAATCCGAGCAAACTAAAATCAAAAAAGACCTAATTATTCATATACCTAATTATCGCATTAACACTAAATATTTTGGTATATCAGACTATAACGATCTTGATAGTTTATTTTATTCAATTAATAATCGTTTAACAAAGACTGACAACATTTTAGATAAACATAGCGACCCAATTTTAATGGTCCCACCAGGAGTTTTAGACGAAAATGGCAGGGTTAAGAAAAAAGATGGCCGTGTTATTGAATTTGAAAATGGTGATGATGGCAAGGCCGAGTATGTCGTATGGGATGCCTCACTAGATAACGCTTTTAGATACATTGAGAAGCTGGTCGAATTTTTCTATATGATCGCCGAAGTTTCACCAGATGCTTTGGGTATGGGTCAAGGTGTTAATGATAGTGGCCGGGCGCTCAAGTTTAAATTGATGCGAACCATTGCCAAAGTTTCACGAAAAAAGCTATATTACCACGCTAAACTTAGGACCGTGTTAGAAATTGCTCAAGAACTAGGCAAAGCTCACGGTATTGAAGTGCAAGGCGTTAAACCACCATCAAAGATCGTCAAGCCAGATATTGAATTTGCTGACGGCCTGCCAATTGATGAGAGCGAGCAAGTTGATATTGAGGCCAGAGCTATTGATGCCGGCATTAGGTCAGAGGTCGATGCTATTCAAAAAGTTTATGGATTAGACGAAAAAGCTGCCCAACAAAAACATGATGATATTAAAAAAGCCAACGAGTTAAAAATGCCCACGATGTTTGGTGCTAAAAACATTGACCAAAATTTAAACATCAAAGACAAGCCAGCTGATCAGAAAACAACCGAGGGCAAAAACCCAATAAAGACGGTATAATGTTTTTATGAGCGTCTATCCGTTACAAGTTGAAATCAACGAAAAAAATATCAACAAAGTTATTGCTTTATTTAAAGGTGCCTACAAAGATATTGTGGGTGAATTATCAACGGCCACTAATTTTGGCGTTGCTAACAGAAAAAAGCTATTAGCTCAAATTGAAACCATTTTAGAAGATTTGGGAGAGAATACCCAAAAATGGGTTGAGACTGAATTACCTGAATATTATAAAAGTGGTGCTAATGATGCAGTTAAGCAGCTAAAAAATGTTAATGCTCCAATTAATGTCTCAAAGGGTTTTAATGTAATTCACAAAGAGGCCATTGCTGCTTTGGTTGATGATTCGATGCAATATGTGGCTGAAAGTCTCACCGGAGTTAAAAGAGATGTCACTAGGCTACTTGGCAAAGCAGTCAGAGAAGAGGTGACGCAAAAAATTGCCATTGGTCAAACTAAAGGCGCTGCTCTTAAAGAAGTGGCAAAAACAATTAAAACTACATTGCAAGATCAGGGTTTAGCCTCGATGATTGATAAAGGTGGCCGAAGATGGTCCCCTGATAGTTATGCTGAGATGTTATTTAGGACCAAGGTTGTTGAGGCTAGAAATGTTGGTTTAGTAAATCGAATGTCAGAAAATGGTTATGATTTGGTCCAAGTATCAGCTCATAGTGATTCATGCCCATTATGCGCCCCTTGGGAGGGCAAGATTTTAAGTATTACCGGACAAACCAAAGGCTATCCAACTTTTAGAGATGCCGTTGATTCTGGTTTATTTCACCCAAATTGCCGTCATGCTATGAATACAATGATCCCATCGCTAGCATCTAAAACAAGGGCATATAACCCAGATACAGAGACCCTAACACCCAAAAAAGCCGGCATCGCCAAACAACAAGTTGACAAAAAATAAAAAGTCAATCATAATCAAGACAGTAAAAAGTTAATATGAAAGGCATTTTTTAAAGTGGGCATACCACGATAAAAAATGAATTAAAAATGCCAGAAGAGAAAAAAATCGTCAAAGATGGGACCGACCCAATTAAAAAAAACGAGAAAACCGGAGACGATAAAGCGTTCGATTCAAAAAGTTTGTCTGATGAGGATTTTGCCAAAATCTTCGATGATGCAAGACTTTGGAATCACCCACGCTTTAAGCAGCTGAATGATGACGCCAAAGTTGGTCGAACGGCCAGCAAAAAACTCGAGGATTTAGAAACGGCAAAACTCGAAGAGAACAAGCAATATAAAGAATTGGCAGAAAAACAAAAAGCCAAGTTTGAAGCCGCTGAAAAGCGAATACAAATAATGAATATTGCCCAGACTCTAGGCGCCAAAGATTTAGAGGTCATAACGAAATTGGTTGATCAAGATAAAATTACGGTTGCAGAAGATGGCACCATAACCGGTGTCGAAGAGCAAGTCAAAAGCCTGCTCGAATCAAAACCCTATTTAAAGGGTGAAGCAAGCGGAAACGATACAACTGTCGGGTCGGGTACAAGTCCAGGCGAAAATGACACCAGCGGTAAAAAGAAATTTACCCATAGTCAAATTCAAGAGCCTAAATTTTACCAAGAACACGAAGCTGAAATTTTGGAAGCCATGAAAAACAATCAAATCGAAAACGATTTGCCTGCTTAACGGAAACCTCAAAAATCTAGTAATAAGCTGCCCAGCCTTAACTTAGGTAAATATTATTAGTTAAAAGGAGGTATAAAATGGCAGAAAATGTCTTAAACAACACCACTAATGCGGTGTTCATCCCTACCATAATTGCACAAAAAGCAATTGGTAAGTTCCCTAGTTATTTAAATTTAGCTCGCACGATCAGTCGTGACAGCGATTGGACAGTGACCAAAGAGGGAGCCACCATCCAAGTGCCAAAACGAGGCGCAGTGATTGCCAACGATAAAGTTGCCGGTGAAAATTTCACCAAGCAAAATCCAACGGCCACCAATGTCTCGGTTACTCTTGATAAACACAAAGAGGTCACTTTGACCATCGATGATGTTACCAAGGTTTTAGAAAACCAAGACACTCAAAATGGTTATGCAGAGGATGGCGCTTTAGCGTTAGCCGAAGCAGTGGAAACTTCACTCGCAAGTATGCACGCCCAAATTGAGAACACTCTGACTTGGGACCGCACCAGTGATGCCACTATTGATGGTGTCATGTTGGCGATTCGCAAATTCTTTACTGATCAAAAGGTGCCACGATTAGAACAGCGTTATTTTTACGCTGATGGCACGGTCTTTAATGATTTGTTAGGTGTTGATAAATACACCCGTTTTGATGCACGAGGCGCTAATGAATCGATCTCACAAGGTCAAGTCGTTAGAACCTACGGTATTGAATCTTGGGAAAGCCAAGTTGTACAGAAATCCGGCTCACCAGCCGCTTATCACAACTTAGCCTACACCAAAAACGCCTTGGTCTTAGCATCTCGACCACTCGAGAAGCCAATGGCCGGTACCGGTGTTTTGTCCGGTGTAATCAACGATCCAAGTGTCGGATTATCCCTGCGTACCTTATTCTGGTACAACGGTGATCTCGGCGCTCACCAATTGACCCTTGATCTGCTCTATGGAGTAGCTATCATGGATCAACGCCGAATTGTTGAAGTTGAAAGTTTTTAAGCTAACGATCAACTAGAGCAACTGAGCCATCTCTTTGAGGTGGCTCTTTTGTTTTGTTTAAAATTAGTGTAAACTTATTGTCGTGTTATATTTAATTAATCCCGGTAATCGTATTGTCCAGATTGAAGAGCAAAGCGAATATAATCAATTGCTTAATACCAAAGGTTTTACAATACCGGACCAAAAAGAAATTATTGAATACCAAACAATGCGTAATTTAAAGTTTGAATCAATGCGCAAAAAGGCTTTACAGAATCAAAACCGGCTTAAATACGAAAAAGACGGTATTTATATGGCCACCGTGTCGCAAGGCGGAAAAGATGGTTACAGTGTAGCCAGCGAGGGCATGATTAGAGAGCTAAACGCCCTGGGAGTAAATACAACTTTTAAAAACAACGGCCAGAAAATTGCTTTATTATTTCACAATCCATACTCAATTTTGAGATTAGAGGCACCATATCGAATACTTTACACGATGTTTGAAAGCACCAAAATTCCTGATAGTTGGCTTGATTACTTAGAATCAGCCGAAAAAATATTGGTCCCGAGTCAATGGTGCCACGATGTATTTAAAAAATCAGGGATTGAGACTGAGGTGGTCCCCCTTGGCTATGATGATCGTGTTTATACCTACATCGAGAGAGAGAATAAGCGCAAAGCTAAAAAAGAGTTTGTTTTTTTACATTACAACGCTTTTAATATCCGCAAAGGATTTGTTGAGGTTTTTCAGGCTTTTACTAAAGAATTTGCCCCGGATGAGCCAGTTAAATTAATTTTTAAAACAAATCTTAAAAGTTTACCATTTCCAATTTCACCAGTGAGATACCCAAATATTGAGGTAATCAATGGGGCCTATGAGAGCCATGAGCTTGCTGATTTATGTGGCCGGTCCGATGCTTTTGTTTTTCCCTCGAGAGGTGAGGGCTTTGGGATGACCCCACTTGAAGCAATGGCAACCGGTTTACCCACGATCGTACCTAACGCCCACGGGATAACTGAATATTTTAATGCTAATTATATGTATGAGGTCAAAGTTGGTGAGATGTGCGATGCGCTTTATCAACGATATAAAAATGAAGATACTGGCGAAATGTATGTCAGTGATGTGGCTGACTTGAGGCGCCAGATGCGTTATGTTTACGAGCATCAAGATCAGGCGCTTGAGATAGGTAAAAAAGCCTCTGAGTATGTCAAGCAGTGGTCTATCAAAAACACTGCAAAGATGATTAAAACCATTTTTAACGATATAATAAGTGAACCAATACCCGAGCGAAAACTAAAAAATGTATTAACGCTCGAGAAAATATAAAGGAGGTTTTATGGCAAAAAAAGAATTGACAAAAATCATTTCCAAGCCTGCTCCAAAGGCAAAGTTTAAATACTTATGTCCGGCTTGCACAAATGTTGCTATTGAAAGCAGCAATAAAATGATGGGTGTAAAAATCACCTGCAAAGTTTGTGGCAAAGAGATTGTTTTGAATGAATTAAACCGATGGGTTAAAATCTAAAACAAAAAAAGATCGTTAGCTTATGAAAATAAAGTATTGCGGATCGGCTTTGGATTATTCAGGTTATGGCGAAGCGAATCGGCATGATATTGCAGCGCTTAATGATGTTGGTGTCGATGTAGAAGTCGAGCTAACAAGGCATTGTTTAGAAATAGCCGATTTTGGGGCATTAGGTGAGTTAGTCCAGAGGTTAAATACTAATAAATTTGACTATCAGATCAAGATTATTCACACAACCCCCAACATTTATGGTAATTATATTGAACCGGGTAAATATAACATTGGCCGTGTCTTTTGGGAAACTGACAAATTGCCCAAAGAATTTGCGACCGGAATCAATTTTTGTGACGAAGTTTGGACCGGCAGTGAGTTTAATGCACAGGCCATAAGAAACGCCGGCGTTACTAAACCAATTTATATCATCCCCGAAGCAATTGTTACACCGGGACCAAAAGTGGACCCATATATTGTCGAAAACAAAAAAGATTTTAAATTTTATTCAATATTTGAGTGGACCACTAGAAAAAACCCGGAAGCATTAATCGAGGCATATTGGAGAGAGTTTGAAAACATCCAGGGAGTTAGTCTCACGCTCAAAACTTATGTCGACAACTTCGACCCTCATCATCGCAAAGAAATTGATCAATATATTAATATACTCAAGAAGAAAATAAAACTTGACCACTATCCCCCAATTTATCTTTATAAACACTTAATGGACCGAAAACAAATTTATCGTTTCCACGAAACATTTGATTGCTTTGTGAGCGCTCACAGAGGCGAAGGCTGGGGCATACCGCAAATGGAAGCAATGCTCATGGGTAAACTTGTAATTTCTACTGATTGCGGAGGTATTCACGAGCATATTAGAGATGCAGCAATGTTGGTTAATTGTAAAATGGTCCCGGTCCAAAATGTATCAAGAAATGCTCAATGGTATTGCCCGGATCAAAATTGGGCCGAGATTGATATTGATAACTTGCGCAAAACGATGCGCTGGGCTTTTGATAATCAAAAAGAAGCCAAGGGAATTGGTGAGTTTGGTAAAAAAATTATAAATCAGCGCTTTGACACAAAGGTCATAGGCATTAAAATGCACGAAAGGTTAAAACAAATCTATGAGACAGCACGATTGGCAACCAATTAACAGAATGGACACCCCAAAGGGAAAGCAAGACTGGCATTGCAAACATTGCGATAGCATTTTCAGGTACGATGCTCGTTTGAAAAAAAGAGATGTGATGATGCTAATAGCACGGTCCCATTTCCCATGTCAAAGACCAATAACAGATTTGTCAAAGCTTGGAGCTGGTAAAGGTAAACAAAGCAAGAATTTTATTGGTCACACCGGTGGGATTAACGATAAAAACAAAAAGAAAACTGATATTATCATTTAGCTAGTTGACAACTATATGACAATTGCTTTACACTATAATTACATGATCGCTATTTTAATATATTTTTCAGTCGGTTTAGTATTAGCAACTTTTATAAGTAAACACGATGCTAATTCAGGTCCGAGCAGAATTAATCCAGTAATTGTGCTTTTTGCTTGGCCATTAATTTTGATCATACTTTTATTAATGATTATTGAGGTGATTATAAACAAATGAAAATTCACTATTTATCATGTCATGCGGTCCTAGAATATGACGAAGTTAAACTTTTGACTGAATTGGGGCATGATGTTTTTAGTAATGGCGCCTATTTAGACCCGGCCGGCCATTTTTCACTACCACGGCCAGGGATTGATTGTGCAAAAAAGTGGCCAGATGAGATGATTTCACTAGCAACTAATGAAGCCAGGACAAATTTACCTCAAGAGTTAATTGAGCCGTTTGATGTGATCATAGTTATGCACACTCCCGATTTAATTGTGAATAACTGGCAGAAAATTAAACATAAAAGAGTTATTTGGCGAACAATTGGTCAATCAGTTTCTAACATCGAGAAGCGTTTAGCGCCGATGCGAGCTGAGGGCCTTGAAATAGTGCGCTACTCACCTAAAGAAGCCAATATACCAAATTACCTAGGTGGAGACGCTTTAATTAGGTTTTACAAGGACCAGGACACATTTAGTGGCTGGGTTGGTAATAGTAAAAGAGTTGTTAATTTTTCACAGAGTTTAAAAGGCAGAGGGCAATTTTGCCACTATAAAGAAATTTTAGGATCGATCATTGGTTATGGCTCTAAAGTTTATGGGACCGGTAATGAGGACCTTGGAAATCTTAACGGTGGTGAGGTTGGTTTTGCCAAAATGCTTGAGATATTAAAAGATGCTCGGGTGGCAGTTTATGGCGGCACTTGGCCGGCGTCTTACACTTTGTCACTCATGGAGTACATGATGTTGGGCATCCCGGTGGTAGCAATTAGCAAAAAGTTAGCACACATTTCAGACTTTGAAAAAATTGATTTTTATGAAGCTGATGAGATTATTGAAAACGGCAAAAGCGGTTTTATTTGTGACTCGGTCCAAGACATGCGTTTCAGAATTGATCAGTTAATTAATAATTATGATTTAGCTAAAGAAATCTCACACAACTCGAGGGAAAGAGCAATTGAGATTTTTGGCAAAGAAAAAATTGCTAAACAATGGCAATCATTTCTTGAGAGGTCAAATGATAAAGTTTAGAGACAATTTATTTTTAGGTGATTTAGATGATGTCGGTATTTTATTGGTTTCAAATAAAAATGACATTAGTGCGATTGTTTTAGTTGATACTGATTTATTAATGACTAGAGCAGCCATTGGCAATTTAAAAAAGCTTAACATTTCTATTTTTAAAGTTGGTTTACAGGCAAATGCTATTAATAAACCCCATGTCAAAGATATTGCCTGCCATATCCCCAAGTATATGATCGAATGTGGTGAAAAAGTTTTAATTATCTCAGACGATCCAAGTAAACAAGCCTCTTTTGTCGCATGTAGAGCAATTTGTGAATTAGAGCAAAAAACAATTTATGAGATTATGCTAGAATTAAAAAGTTTGTGGCCTGATTTTGACATTGGTGCTGCTTATCTATAAAAGGAAAAACTATGAATATTACCAAAAAATTGCAAGAGCTTGATTCAACACTTATTCAACACAATGAGAATCATTGGGACCAGCCATTTAATCCGAGCATTTCTGGTTTTTCATCTTTTAACGATGCTGGCATTGAAGTTGAGACCGGAGAGTTTCTTTATGCTATGGCTAGAGTATTAAAACCCCATAATATACTCGAGACAGGGACCCATTGGGGTATTGGTGCCTCGTATATGGGCCAAGCGCTTAAAGATAATCACACCGGACACCTTGATACTATTGAATTTTTGCCAGAGATTCACCAGCGAGCTAAACAAAGAATGACTGATTTAGAGCTTGATGATGTTGTTACTTGCCATTTTGGTGATGTTCGTTTATTTAATCCAGAGGGTAAAACTTACGAAATGATTTTACTTGATACAGAACCCCAGACACGCTTTGAAGAGTTATTAAAATTTTACGATAATTTAGCAGAGGGTGGCTTTATTTTTATCCACGACTTACATCGACACATGCACCAAATCCCTAATGCTGATCATGGCTTTGCTTGGCCCTATGGAAAGATACCAAAACCGATGATTGAATTAGTGCGGTCCGGAAAGTTGAGGCCATTTCATTTTTCAACCCCAAGAGGTTTAACTGGTTTTTATAAAGTTAGCAAAGATGATTTTGAGTGGAAATAATATGAGAAGCAGAGCAGCAATTCTACCCTACCCGGGCGATCCGTTTTTAATTAGATATTGGCTTGATTTATTTGATCGTGTTTGGGGATCAGAGATCGATACACTTTACATTTATTTAAACAGTACCATTGAGCCGGAGGTTGTCAAATACATTAAAAGCGTTTGTTTAGCAAAACATAGCGCCAAGATTAACTTTACCTATAACGATGTCCAAATTGAGCATGGTGAGGCTATTAAGCGTACCCTAGCTAAAGTCACTGAGGATTATGTGATGTTAGTTGAAGATGATGGCTTTATTTTTAAACCTGGGACCGTTAATGCTATCTTTAAAAAGCTTGAAAGTGGTGATTGCGACATTATCGGTAGCAAGCGAGGCTCATGCGGTACAGAGATATTAAGAGCAGCAAAGGCAAAATGGCATTTAAATTATGAGGGCCTAGGCGATCAGGGTCCCAATTTTTGGCCTAATTTCTTTTTTATCAAGACTGATTTATTAAGACAAATCCCCTACTATGGTGCAACATCATGGGTTGTGGGTCAATTAGTTGAACCGCTTGACTATGTTATTAAAGACATAATTAATGCCGGTGATACTTTTGTCGAGGCTAGTTTGAGACTTAGAACGATAGTGCCAGAGAATCGCATTGTTTATATACCTCAATATCACGGCAGCCCTAATGATATTGATGATTATCAGAAACGACAGGGTTTATGGGATAGTAAGGCACCCTGGTGTCATATTGGGTCACTGAGCAGTGGCGTTGGTGGTATTTTAATGGATGATAGCAATCGATCTTTGACTAGGCGTTTAATTGACCCCGATGGTGGCCCGACATTAATAAATAAATCATGGTGTCAGACTGAAAATGAGAGATTTGAATTTGAGCGCCGTGTACAACAGTGGCTCACATTTGTTGAAACTGCTCCGGATGATGCAATTCCTGAATTTAAAGAGCTTTATAAAAAAGCAGTTTATCGCATCATTGATCAGTATAAATTAAAAATTAAAAGAATCAGACAAAGACAAAGAATTTACAAGGAAATAGGATTATGACAAAACCCGACATTATAGTTAGCTGGCCCACTAATAATGACTACCCTATTTGGCGATTAATGATTAGAAAAGAGCGAGAGCGCTTTAACCAAGTTTTTGTCGTATTCACTAAAACATATAGTGGCGATAATTATGAAGAGTTTGTCAGAGAATCTATGGCAGACGATAAAATTACTTTTATTAATTCACCACCAGTCACCGGTGATCAAGATTGGCGAAATGTGGCCGTTAATGCAGCACTAAAGCAATCAAAGGCTGAATGGGTTTGGTTTACTGAGCAAGATTTTTGGATTACTTATTTGGTGTTTTGGGATGAGGTCGAAGCAATGGCGGAGATCAAAGATGTGATTGGTGTCAATGTTAGCGGCAGACTTCACCCATGTTGCATTTTTGCTAAAAGAGAAATTATTGACCGGACCACTAAAAACTTTGGGATTGTAAAAGATAAATTGGACCACTTCGGTGTTTTTCAGCAAGATTTAAAACTAGCCGGGGCAAAGACACATTTAATGTCTGATAGAGCTGAGGCCAAAGATAAAAGCTTTTTTCACTTTAATGGTTTATCACATAATTGGAATTTATTAGCCAGTGGTGAGGTCCCAAATTACGAAACCAGCAAGTTTTTAGGGTATTTAGAGACATGTTTAAAAATGGGCCATGAGCGCATAATTAACATGGATTTAAGGTTTTATAAAACGGCTGCTTTATTCATTGCAGCTAATAGATCACTTAAAAACGAAAAATTGAGTTAGTCTCCCCTACCCTACCGGGGGAGAGGTACTTTTTCAAATTGTACTCGGGTAAAAAGAGGGGCATAGGGGCGGAGTAGGGGAGAGCCTATAATAAATAATCAATAGTAATTATGTATAAAGTTTTTACAGATTTTCACCACGCATCACTTTTAAATTCAATAATTTTACTTTTTGAAAATAGATTAGGCGGACAAGTATATAGGCCCATTGGTAAAGAATGGCACGAGCGAGGTTATTGGAAAGTTTATGATCATCCTGCTACCGTTGAGCAGTTTTTAGGGATTGGCGGTGCCACGCCGGACAATACACCAAAATTGAACCAAATTAAAGATTATGACGGTGGTGAGGTTTATTTTTGCAACGACATTGATAGTGGTAAAACAAATAAGGCCATCACTTTTAATGGTTTTATGAGTAGTCATTTTGATATAGTTATTGCATCAATTCCGCAGCACATTGAGCCGTTTAGAAAACTTTGCAATATTCACCCGAACAAACCAAAGCTGATTTATCAAATTGGCAATAATTGGAATGTCTCACCGTCACAGGAAACGATGATTGATGCGGTCCTAGCATCGGCCCGTTTACCAGTTAAGCCTAATTTGCCATTTGTTGAATACCACCAAGAATTTGATTTAAAGGTTTTTCGCCCATCAACCAATACCAAGCCAAAACAAATCATTACATCGTTTGTTAATTGTTTTAATACTGACCAATTATTTTCTTTTGATTGGGCAATTTTTCAAGAGGTTGAAAAAAAGATGCCTGATTGGCAATTTAATGTTTATGGTGGTGGTTGCCGTGATGGTAATGCTAGTGGGTCCCAAAACTTAGCAAATGCGATGACTAGATCAAAATTTATTTGGCACACCAAAAATGCTGGTGATGGCTATGGTCACATTATTCATAATGCTGCCGCCGTAGCTAGGCCACTAATCGTGAGACGGTCCCATTATATTGGTAAACTTGGTGATGTTTTAATGAGAGATGGTGAAACTTGCATCACTATTGATAATTTAACAATTGATGAGATTGTTAATAAAATTGAGTATTATAGTGAACAAAGCAGGTATGAGGCCCTATTTACTAACACTTACAATAACTTTATTGCTAAAATTAACTTTGAGTCAGAATCAAATGATATTAGACAACTACTAAAAAATTTGATTTAATATAATCCAATAGAATTATTATTAAATTTGTGAGATAATTAAACTATAAATAAAGGAAAAAAAGATTATGGCAACATATACCTGGACATTACAAGGAACCTCACCAACCACCATCGGTGCAGATATTTTACAATTTGCTGGCGCAACTTTTGACAGTGCCATCACAGTTGGTGCATACAATGACAGCACCCATGTCGAAGATGAGTCAACTAGCGCAGATAATTCATCCGGAAATACCCCAAACAATGTCAAATATGTTGCTAGTGGTACTGGTGATTGGGGTGATGGCACTGAATCATTGGCTGATATTACTGACGCAGAATGTACTTTAAAGATTAATTTTGCTCACGCATCAGCCGTAGCAGTTACCGGTCACACTTTATATGCTTATGATGGTACAACCACCACGGCCGTACCAACCGGAGTGACTTTTCAAGCTGCCGAACAAGGTGACGCTGCTTGGACAAATGCCGAGGGATCAGCCGCAGCGCTAACAATTACTGATAGCGGATCAGCTACAAGTCACGATTTCTATGTCTTAGTTTCAGCCAGCCCAGAATCAGTCGGTGAAAAAACTGCTTTTGCTATTAGAAGCGAATTAACCTACTCATAAAGGAAAACATGAAATTTACAGCACTTGAAGTCTTTGAAAAAGTCGGTACTACTTTTGAAGTTGGTGACAATCAATTTGAGGCAAAAGATGTAATTGGTAAACAAAGAGTCAGAATTGCAGGGATTGCCGGAATTGTTGACGCTGATAAAAAAATCAATTTACAGCCAGGTGACATCCAAGTTATTGTCGGTAAAAAATCATATACAGTTAAAATTTAATTAATTTTAATTAACGAGGCTCAATCGAGACTTAATAATTATTAAAGAAAGGAGGCTGCTAATGCAGACTTTAAATCATAATGTAAAATGGCAGGTTTCACTTAGTACAGGTGAAACTTTTTTTGAAGATAAAGGGGATTTTATAGAAATTCCCGACCAATTATCCCCATGGCAGAGATTGCAAAAATATTTAATAGAGAATGAGGCGCAAATTACCTCATTATCTCTTTATACCAACGATGGTCAAAGCTTTAATTTACCATCGGCCGGTAAAAATCCAAAGTTTAAGGCGTTTAGCGACCTTGAAAAACCCCTTGATTATCAAATGTTTAGAACCATTGGCAGAAATGTTGCAGGTCTTAAAAATGGCGTTGTAGTGCCTCTTAATGAGCATGGTTTTGATGATTGGTTTACTGTTATTGAGGCAATTTACTCTTTTGGCAGTTTGCAATTATGGGTTGATGAGAATAATTCAAAAAATAGTTGGGTATTATTTAAAAATAAAGTTGAATAATTATGGCAGATAGATATTGGGTTGGTGGTGCAGGAAATTGGTCAGATGACGATACTCATTGGGCCACTAGCTCTGGTGGTTCTCCTGCTGACGGAAATAAACCGGCTTTAGGTGATGATGTAATTGTTGATTCAAATTCTGGCTTTGATAGTGGTGGGAATTTAGTAATTGATGGAAACTGGTATTGTCACGATTTTACCTCTAATAGTGATGATACTTATAGCATTATAGGTTCTAATCAATTGTCAATTTATGGTTCAATCACTTTAGAGAGTGGGATAACTTGGTCTACTGATACTTATTTTTTATCAACTGAAACCGAAACTATTGATACTGCTGGTGTAGCCATGAATGGATATTTATATTTTGGAAATGAAGCTTATACAGGTGGTGGAACTTGGACTTTATCTGATGATCTTGAAACTAATGATAATATTACTATTGAAAGTGGAACTTTTGATGCGAATGATTATGATGTAACTGCCTCTAACATAAATATTAACAATCTCCAAGATGCTGCTGATGACAATGTTGTTTATATGGGTTCAGGAACTTGGGAAGCAACCGGTGCTGATACTAATGATGATTTTTTATCATTTGGAGTTACTACTGCCTCTGGTGGTACAACTCTTTATTGTGAAACATCAACAATTTTGATAAGTAATTCTGATGATAGTCAAAAAACAATTCAAAATTGGGGTCAAACTCTTTATAAAATTAATATTACATCCACTGCTGGCAATATTTATTTTCTAGCTCCTACCAGTGGTAATTTTATATGTAATGAAATTAAAGCAGTCAATCCACCAAGCTCTTTATTTTTTGAAATGGACAAAACATTTCAGGTTTCTAATTTAAATATTAGAGGTGATGCAGATGATGATATAAAAATTTCTTCTCCTAGTGAATTTGAGTCATTATCTGGCTCAATCACTACTGCTGGCAGTGGGTATTCTGTTGATCAAACTGTTATTATTGTTCACCCAGATTTTCCCACTGTTTTGGCATATATTGTGGCTAATGTTGATTCTGTTGATGGTAACGGTGGAATTACTGGACTAACGCTAACCGAACATTCTGTAAACATGCTGAATCCGGAAGCATTTTCAGTCGATGATGAGTGTGTGGTGAGTGATTATGAAATGACCAATACATCGGCAGTCTTTACGGTTGATTCAATTTCAATTTCAACTGATAACCATACTTTTACAAAATCATCTGGTGAAATTATTTGCAATTATATAGATATTAAAAATAGCACTGCTACTGGTGGAGCTACTTTTTATGCTGGTCCTAATTCTGAAAATAGTGGAGAGAATAGTGGTTGGACTTTTTCATTTCCAAGCTCAAATGGTGAAATAAGCGCTAAATTAACCGGTGAATCATCTGGTACAAATACCAACTCAGAGATTGAAGCTAAAACCACCGGAAAACAAACTGCTAATAGTGAAATAGTGGCTAAAACCACTGGTAAAGATACGGCCACCGGTGAAATTCTTGCAAAAATAACTGGTTTTTTACCCGAGGCCAATGACGAAATTTTGGCAATTTTGACCGGTAAAGATACGGCCAATTCAAGTATTATCGCCAAGGTTGTTGGTAAAGATACCACTAATGACGAGATCGATGCAAAGATTGTCGGAAAAATTACCACTAATGACGAGATCGATGCAAAGATTGTCGGAAAAATTACCACTAATGGTGAGATTGATGCAAAACTATCAGGTGTTGATACAGCTAATGCCTTAATTAATGCCAAATTAACCGGCCATGACGATGCAAATAGCGAGATTGAGGCTAGATTAATTGGCAAACAAAATATAAACGAAAAAATAGATGCCAAATTAACCGGCCATGACGATGCAAATAGCGAGATTGAGGCTAGATTAATTGGCAAACAAAATATAAACGAAAAAATAGATGCCAAATTAACCGGCAAAGATACAAGCAATGCTGATATTAATGTCAAATTAGTTGGTAATGATTCAAGCGCTAGCGAGATTGAAGCTAAAACCACTGGTAAAGATACCACTAATGACGAGATCGATGCAAAGATTGTCGGAAAAATTACCACTAATGGTGAGATTGATGCAAAACTATCAGGTGTTGATACAGCTACCAGCGAAATCAGTGTTAAAACCACTGGTAAAGATACCACTAATGACGAGATCAGTGCCAAAACTATTGGCCAGCAAAATATTTTTTCAAGCGTATTAGCTAAAATATATGGTAAATCGTTAATTAATTATAGCGTTGATGCCAAAATTATTGGTAAAGTTACTGACAGTGATGAGATTAATGGTAAAACTACCGGCCAAGATTATGGTTTTTCTAAAATTAATGCTAGATTAATTGGTACAGCAATCCCAGCAGATGACGAAATCAATGCTAAATTGTCAGGTATTGACACCATTAGTGATGAGATTAATGGTAAAACTACCGGCCAAGACACCAATAATAGTGAAGTTTTAAGCAAAATTACTGGTAAACAAACAATTGTCGGAGAAATTCAAAGTAAAACATTTGGCCAGGACAACACAAACAGTGAGGTTCAATCTAAATTAATTGGTAAACAAACAGCTAATGCCTTAATTAATGCCAAATTAACCGGCTATGACACTATTAACGGTCAAATTACGGCTAAACTATCAGGTGTTGATACATCGTCAAGCGAAGTTAATGCAGCCGTTATAGGTAAACAAAATGATGCCTCTGAGATTGATGCAAAACTATCAGGTGTTGATACAGCTAATGCCTTAA